CCATATAACGAATATAATATTTTACTTTCAATACTTCTTTAATATAATGATCTAAATCCTGTAAATAAAAATTAGCAAACCATTGAGAGGTATAATTACCAATAGGTAAACCCTCTTTACCGCTATCAATAATAACATCTATTAAATCTAGCGTATCTTTGTCTTTTATTATTTTTCTAAATTTAGATTTTAATATATCCTTATCAATACTAGGATAAAACTTTTTAACATCAAGCTTTAAACAATATTTAGTATATTTCCTATCATTTACTAATATTCTTTTTAAATAATTCATTCCTCTTTGGATTCCACGACCTTTAATAGAAGCACAGCATAATTCATACATACCTTTATAAATAATTGATTGTATTTGTAGCATTAAAGCCCAGTGTACTACTTGATCCGGATAAAATCGAGGCTTATAAATTATTCTTTCTTTTTTATTAGCTCCATCGTGTATTATCATTTCAATATACGGACTAGGAGTATAACTTTTTTCTTTTAGCATTTTTTGAACCTGCATAGCATAATAAGTAGGAGAATCTAATATTTTTTCAACATTTTTTCTCTTAGTTTTACCCATACTAGCTTTACAAATTGCTAATTCAATATTGTCTAGCTCAACAATTTTTTCATAAATAAATCCTTTTCTTTTCATTCATTTGTCACCAAATTCTTATATTTGCCTGCCACTTTTTCGAGAAATTCCATCTTTCAGGAGATAAACCTACTAAAGCAACCCAGAACGACTAATTTTCAGCAAGGGCTGAGGAAAATGATGTGTAAGTTATTTTATATAAGTGGTCGAGCACCGGTCGTAATACCATAATAAGAGGAAGTTTCAGCAAACCACCAATACCACAAGCCGACATAAGAAAGTGTACCATCAAAAGCACCGCCGACAAGAAAGGCTTAATTAAGACCGAGCCAACACACCAAATCCCTTAATGTGTATTTTAAATATAATAAGTCGAGCACCGATGTTAGAGTTAGCACTACCCGAGTTCTCCCAGCAATTCCAATACCACAAGCCAGCCGGCAAACCATTATCATATCTACCGCCGACAAGAGCAAAAGTATATACAAAGAGAAAAACACCAGCACAAAACACATCAAATCCCATAATGAGTATCTTAATATAATAAGTCGAGCACCGATATTGACAGCAACATTAGACGAAGTATTGTTCATAGTCCAACACCACAAGCCAGCCGGTAAACCAAGACCATATCTACCGCCGACAAGATGATTGGAAGTATGACAGGCACTCTCATACACATCATTTCCCTATAAATAAGAAGTCGAGCACCGGTATCGGAATAAACATAGGACGAAGTATGATCTAAAGCCCAATACCACAAGCCACAAGTCAAAGTGTCCCAATACATACCGCCGACAAGAGCAAAGCTCATAGCAAGCCAGTACTCTTACACATCAAGTCCCATTATTAAACTAAGTAGTCGAGCACCGACAACGCCATACGCACTAGAAAGCTCCGTGACATTCCAACACCACAAGCCACCAGCTGAGCCGTTATTCCAACCACCGCCGACAAGAGCAAAAGCATTATAAAAAGCACTCATACACACCAAGTTCCTAAAGAACAAATTAAGTAGTCGAGCACCGATGGTAGTCCACATATGAGAGGAAGCGTTATTGAAATTCCAATACCACAAGCCAGCCTTGGAAGTGTTGTTCCAATTACCGCCGACAAGAGCAAAGAAACCAATAAGTAGCTAGAACTACAAACCGGTACAAAACACATCAAATCCCTTATAAGAAGTCGAGCACCGAGATAAGAAAGAGACTGACTAGAAAGGTAAGAACAATGAAAGTAAGAAACACCACAAAACATTGAGTGATCATACATACCGCCGACAAGAAAGACTCATCAAAAACCACGCTCAACTACACATCATTCCCTACAAGGTAATTTTATTTTTTATAATCGACTAAAGTCGATTCTTTTTATGGGAGGCTGGTCGCCCCCAAACCCCCACTTTACTGGTTTCTAAGAAGTCGAGCACCGGTATCGGAATAAACATAGGACGAAGTATGATCTAAAGCCCAATACCA